GTTCCCCAAAACTATCGGTTAGCGGAGAACCTTGGCATACTGCTATTATGCCTGATGTTGCTAGTCAGTATTATGGTGTGGATGGTAGTGATCTTTATCTTAAGTTTGTGGTTGCTACTCAAGATGACTTTGACGAAGTTACTAGAGCTGTCGAAGAGTATCGTAGCGCCGGGGTCGAGTGTCCGGTATATCTTATGCCGCTTGGCGGACGTTCCGAAGAGTATAACCTCAATGTTCAAGAAGTTGCGGAGGCGTGTATGGAAAGGGGCTGGCGATTTACCCCAAGACTCCACATATCCTTATTCGGAAATGCGTGGGGTACTTGATAAAGTGAAGAAGAAAGACAGCGGAAAAGAACAACTCGATAAGGCTATGAAAGCGCCTATTGATATTGAGAAGCTTAGAAGAAAGGGGTTAGTATGACAGAACTAACAGTTGGACTATGGAACGTAATATTAGAAAGCAAAGGTTCTTTATTAAGAACAGTAATATACACCATAGGACATTTTATAATTGCAATTACTTGTTTAATGTTAATTGCAGATGTGCCGTTAGCAATAGCGGCTACAGACGCTATTGTTGAGCCAATTGCCAATTCAGTTTGGTATTTTGTACTTGACAAATGGTGGGCATCAAAAGTAAGGAAGGAGGAGATAACTGTATGACAAAAAATGAAAAATCTTGGTTTGCAGATTTTGTAAACAAAACGTTAGGAAAGAAACCCGAACCAGAAGTTGTGCCAGTTTCTTCAGAAGATGAAAGAAGAGCAGTTCTTGAAAAAGAAAAACAAGAAGCAACTAAGGCGGGCAAAGCTTGGGTAGCAGTACTCGATACGCAGGTAAATCCTGAAAATATTAAAAACGGATTCTTTGAACTTGATTGGAACAATCAATTTATTGAAGAACTACTTGATGCAGGATACAGTGGCGAAACAAATGAAGCTATTGTTGATGCTTGGTTTAGAAGCATTGTTATACAAATGCTAGAAGAAGAAGGACAATCTACAGACAGAGATATGGGATATATAAATGTTGTACCTATTGACAAGGGAAAGTCTGAGGTGTCTTAATGCACATTACAAGGTTAAAGAGCCAACAGCCTGTAACCCCTTATGCTCCTTCATGGGACGCACCACTAGGATTTGCACAGTGGGATCAAAAAGATAAAATAGATACAATAAGAAATTTCTTAATAGGAAAAGAAGAAGAAGTCCTAAAACTTCCGTGGCAAGGACAAGGAAGAACAGGATTAGATGAAGATAAAGTTACTACTAGATATGGTAGATATCATGTATTTGACTTTGCAGATGAATGTCCTGAATTGAAAGATTTGCTTGAATTTATAAGATTTCAATGGGCAGAATTTATATTCCAAGATAAAACCCAGCCCTATCATTTACATTTTACTTGTTGGTATAATATATTACGTAAAGGTGATAAAATTGATACACACCGACATTGTGCGGGCGAATCTACTTATCTAAGTGCAAATATGCATTTGGACGACTATAAAGATAGTAGCACAGTTTATGAACATATGGAAATGGCTGTGTCATTACCAAATGTAAAAGGAGGCTTAACATTTTTTCCTGGATATGTAGAACATTTTGTTCCAGTATATGAGGGAGAAGAACCAAGAGTAAGTTTAGCAATGGACATATACTTGTATATGCCTCCATACTTCGGAGTTCTAGAACATTTGGAGCATAGGACCTTTATTGATCCAGAAAAGTTCTTTAAAAAGCCAGACTTAAAAAAAGAACATGATTCTGATAATAACACAGAATATTTCAAACTTTGAGTTGACAAAGATTTATTCATATGTTATAATAAACTATAATTTTAGTAAAGGACTGACTTATGAGTACATATGTACTAGTTGATACTGCAAATACATTCTTTCGTGCTAGACACGTAGTCCGTGGTGATCTTGATACTAAAGTAGGTATGGCTCTCCATATTACTCTTAATAGTATTAAAAAGGCATGGCAAGACTTTGATGCAGATCATGTTGTTTTTTGTCTAGAAGGTCGTAGTTGGCGTAAGGATTTTTATGAGCCTTACAAAAGAAATAGGCAAGTAGCACGTGATGCTCTTACTGCTAAAGAGGCTGAAGAAGATACCCTTTTTTGGGAAGTATTCGACGAATTTAAAAACTTTGTTACAGATAAAACAAATTGCACAGTTATGCAACATTCCCAGCTAGAAGCTGATGATCTTATTGCAGGTTGGATACAATCTCATCCGCGTGACAATCATGTTATTATATCTACTGATGGTGACTTTGCACAACTTATTGCACCTAATGTAAAACAGTATAACGGTGTAAGTAATACAACAATTACACATGAAGGTTATTTTACAGACAAAGGTGCTCCTGTAATTGATAAAAAAACTAAAGAAGCAAAGCCTGCTCCAGATCCTGCATTTATGTTATTTGAAAAATGTATGCGTGGTGACACAAGCGATAACGTCTTTTCTGCTTATCCTGGTGTACGTAAAAAAGGCACTAAGAACAAAGTCGGCCTTATAGAAGCATTTGCTGATAAAGATACAAAAGGGTTTAACTGGAATAATATGATGCTACAACGTTGGGTAGATCATGAAGGTGTAGAACATCGTGTATTAGATGATTACAATAGAAATGTAATATTATGTGATTTGTCTGCACAACCTGGTAACATTCGTAGTATTATAAATGATGTGATAGAAGAGTCGATGACTCCTAAAGAAATTTCACAAGTTGGTATGCGTCTTATGAAATTTTGTGCAAAATGGGATATGCAGAAAATTGCAGACCAGGCTACTCATTATGCCCAACCATTACAAGCGAGGTACCCTGCATGACAATAAAAATTAGTACAGTTTTAAAAAATAAATTTTGGATTGTTGAGGATAATGGGCAAAAGGTAGGCACACTAAGCTATAATGATGATAGGTATCTTTATTCTTGTAATGATGAAACATGCTTTTTTGACAATCAAAGACAAATAAGCAAAAAATTAGGAACTATTACTTGGGATAACGATGTACCGAAAAAAATTAAAAATTCTGAAAAAATCGTACATGGCTTTCCTACAAGTGTAACACCATACAACACTATGTATGATGTAAAACGTAAATTACCTCTTTTTACAAAATCGTCAAAATCTAATAGTTTATATTGTGCAGGATATTATATTATACATTTCGACAAGGGTTGGGTGAAAAGTTTTTGTCCTAAACTAGTAACAATAGAACGATATGAATCAAAAGGGCCTTTTAAAACTGATGTTGAGATGAGGCAGGAGTTGTCAATTGCCAATAGATAATACACTAAACACTATACCTATTCAGCAATTTATTCAAACAGTAAAAAGTGCTGACCAAAGTCAAGCTAGAAATGTTAATATAGATATTGCTACTGCTAAAAATTTAGCATTCACATTGGGTATAGTTATGTCAAGACTTGAAGGAGATCTTGAAAAATTAGTTGCAGAAAGCACTAAGTCAGATGAAGTAATAGAAGTTAATGTAGATGGAGGTGCAGGCTGGAAATAAGTATGCAGTTAATGTAAAAAGAGATAAATATATACGTAGTTAATAGAAGGATACGTATATGAGCAGACCGAAACCAACAGTAATTCTAGAGCATATTAATAACGACAATTATAAGGCAGATCAAGTATTAGAAGCTGAAGCTATTTGGGCTGTGTTTTATCAAGAAAAGCCATTTAATTTAAAAAGTGCAAATATGCTAACAAATTACCCTGGCCCAAAGTATAAGAAAGTTTCTTTTTCAAATCCAGGACATGCACACAATCTAGCTAAAAAACTAAATGATATGTTCGATAGCGAAGCATTTGCAGTGTACAAACTTACCGATGGCGAAGTAGTTACAGAGGAATGAACTGGAAAGAAGCATATACCAAAATCTTTTTAAAAGAACAAGGTAAAAGTGCAAACGAAGTATCAATTAAAGAATTTATGCCTTTGTGGTGGAAAAACACAAGGGATAAAGGCCAAGGAGGACTTAGATTAACAGACGCTGGATTTGAAGTTATTAATGAAATCGATTTAGCAACATATGATGTACCTTACCCAAAAGATATGCCTTTGACTACACAGGTAATAATATTCTTAGATAAGTTTATAGATTGTCCTTACTATATTGGACCAAGATCTATTGTTGTTACAAACGAAAAGAAAGCAGTCGAACTTAGTCTTTTTTCAGGAGACTTAAGAAAATATGGTTTAACAAAGGCAATGTCAAGAACAACAGAGAAAGGTTAATAATGTGGTTTCAAGGACAAGTAGATCTTCCCGTAAATGATGAGTATAAAAAATTAAATTATAAAAAACAATCTGCGTATGCAGATGATATAACAGAATGGAAACGCCAAGGTTATAAACATGATAGTTTTACTGGCGAAATGTGTGTAGTCAAAGAAAACTTTGAATGGCTTAACACTATTGCACAAAAAATAGGTCTATCAAATTGTGGATTTACATTTTATAAAATGTCCACAGGAGATATTATGCCAAGACATGTAGACCACTTTTTAACATACCAAAAATTATTTAATGTTGAAAAATCTAAGGTTTGGCGAGCAGTAATTGTATTACAAGACTGGGAGCCGGGGCATTATTTTGATATAGAACATAGGGCAATAGTAAATTACAAGCGAGGAGAATTTGTGTTATTTGATGCTTTTTGTCGGCATAGTGCGGCTAATATAGGTCTTACGGACCGTTATACATTACAAATAACAGGACAACTACCAAGCTTAGAGGAGATATAATGCCAACACAGGGCCATTTTCCTACTCCTATGTATTGGGATCAAGTGCATGGAGAGAAATTTAAAGCCATTCAAAATGAATTATTTTTAACATACCAAAAATTAAAATTTTCTAGAAAGAAAGGTTGGGGTAAAGATACGCACTATCTAAGCGAAGACCCATTTACCAGAGATATCCTTACAGATATGGATTGTAAATTATTTTTAAATTTTTTAGATAAAAGCCTCAACAATTACTTAGACCAAATTGGATTTCAGTTTGAAAGAAAATATCACATTACACAAAGTTGGTTTACAAAAACATGTAAAGGACAATATGCACATAGGCATGATCATGGTGCAAATGATATAGCTGGTGTATACTATTTACAAACCAACGAACGTGACGGCAACATTTATTTCCAAACTCCATTACAACTACTAACTCCAAATTTTATATATGGTTGTGTAAATGGAGATCAACAAATACAAGCTAAAGAAGGTTTGATAGGTTTATGGCCTGGAGTATTAGAACACGGTACATATACAAATACAACAGACCACGAAAGAATTAGTATTAGCTTCAATATACAATATGAGCGATAGTATGTATTACAAATATATTGAAAATGAATTTTCAAATGACATATGTGAAAAGATCAAAAATACACCTTTAGATAAATTTATTCTAAGAAATCCAGCATGGAGACGATTAAGTCATAGCAGTACCATAAAAGAAATGGAGCAAATAGTCGGTGTTAGAGATGCTAAAGAACTAATGAGAAGGAAACTATTAATGCTTCGTAAGTTTCCGGGTGCTACAAGATTGGAATTTAGCCAATACAGTTTACCAGATGACTTAGCCGACGAATTAATAGATAGCCTACCAGATTGTATTAAAGATCTAGGTAGAGACGAAATGGAACCTATTTTACAAGTAAGCACTGGCGGCACCATGCTTTATCCGCATAAAGGACATTATAGAAAGGCTAGCATATTTAGATTACTAAAAGGAGACAAAGAAAAAACTACTTGGTGGAAGAATACAGAAGATTTTAAGGTTATTGACGAATATAGAATTCCTGATGTAAGGAAGCTAGAAGTAGCAGACCAAGCTGAATTAGTAGAAGATAAATGGTTAATTTTTAACCACTTTGAATGGCATAGTGTCCAAAAAGATAATCCTAATAGCTTACGAATTAATGTTGGCATTGATTTTAATACAAAATCTGCACAAGAAATTTCTAATCTTTTTTAAAAAAAAACGTATTTTCCGGTTGACATTTATGTAAAAGGTGCTATACTGTATATATAAGTTAGAAATTAGCACTGATAACTTTAACACTTATGTTAGATACAGAGGGAAATACAATGGAACAGACAGCACTTAGAACAGTAGGACCAAACCAAGCTAAGAAGAGCATTAGACATGCTATGACGAAGAAACGTCCAATCTTCTTATGGGGACCTCCAGGCATTGGTAAGTCTGACA